CAAGAAGTGTCTGACATTCCTGATGAAGTGAGGACAGATACTCCCTTCATGCCGCCAGTTGTACGGCGCATGGGTCGCCCAAGGAAAGTTGCAAATGTCTGATATAGACGCTAGAGATTTTGGAAGGCTGGAGGCTCAAGTTGAGGCTCTCCAGACAGAAGTTCACTCTTTGAGCAAAGATGTGAAATCATTGCTTGAGTTGGCGAATAAGAGTAAAGGTGGATTCTGGATGGGGATGACCATTGCATCCACTGTTGGCGGCATACTTACCTATGTTGGTGAGAGGCTGTTCAAATGAAAGGCTTGCTCTCAGGCAAGTCTTGCCCTATTGCCACTCAGGATATAACTGTTAACCTGAAAAACAGGAATAACGCATTCAAAGAGTTTGGTTATGGCCCACCCAACCCTGATGAAGCAAATGATGCTTTCTGGTTGAAAAAGGCCAAGATGTATAACTCTCCCACATCTACCATCAAAGGCATGGTATGTGGGAACTGTGCCGCTTTCATTCAGACTCCCAAAATGATGGAGTGCATCAAATCTGGTCTGGAAAAGGATGAAAACGAGGGTGAGTTGTCCTATGACGAAAACTTTGTCAAGGCGGCTAACCTGGGATACTGTGATCTGTTTCAATTCACCTGTGCAGCGGCCCGCACCTGTGATGCCTGGAAGTCTGGTGGGCCAATAACCAAGGAAAAATCATGATGTATGGTAAGCCAATGAAAGAGTCAAAGTCTTCTTCAAAGAAGAAAAGTGTTCCTGTCACTGTCATGGTAGCAATTGGGAAACCAAAGATGCTCCCTAAAAAGGGTCAACGCACTGCAACCAACATGATGAACAAAGCTAAAAAGGCAAAATAATGTCATCCTTAACAGCCCCTATTACTCTATTAAACGCAGTTGTTGCAACTGGTGCATCTACAGCAGTTCAAGCAGATGCTGGTCAACCTGCATTCCTGCAAGTTTCTGGTATCACCAGTGCAACTGTAGCCCTGCAAGGTAGCTTGGATGGCACAAACTGGTCAACTATTGGCACTGCATTGACTGCCAATGGCATCATAACCATTGCAAATGCACCGACATATCTACGGGCTAACTGCACTGTTTATGTCACTGGAACCATCACAGCTAAGATTCTGTACTAAGGAAACGCCATGAAAATGACCAAAGCGGCTAAAAAGGTTGGGAAAGTCATGCGTGAGTACAAAGAGGGAACTCTGCATTCTGGGTCTAAAAAAGGGCCAGAAGTGACTTCCCGTAAGCAAGCCATTGCCATTGCATTGTCTGAAGCTGGCATGGCAAAACCTAAGAAGAAGGCCAAGAAATGAAACCTGGACTTTATTCCAACATCGCAGCAAAGCGTAAGCGTATAGCTGAAGGTTCTGGTGAGAAGATGCGGAAGGTAGGGGCCAAGGGTGCGCCTACTGCCGCCGACTTTAAACAAGCTGCAAAGACTGCAAAGAAGGTTAAAAAGGTGAAGTAGATGAAATCTCCTGTTTGGCAAACAAAAGCTGGTCAAAATCCAAAAGGCGGCTTGAATGCCAAGGGCAGATCATCTTATAATGCGGCAACTGGCGGGGACTTAAAGCCTCCTGTCAAATCAGGGGATAATCCCGTAGAGCAAGTTTCTTGGCTCGAATGGGCAACATGGATGGCCCTGAGTTCAAGAATGGTGAACCAACGAGACTGCTTCTTTCGCTAAAGGCATGGGGTGCAAATTCCAAGGCTGACGCAAAGGCAAAAGCTAAAGCTATATCCGCAAGGAACAAGGCAAAAGCGAAATGAGGCAGCCCAATGACATTACTTGAACTTGTCAACGATGTATTGATTCGTTTGCGTGAGCCTGTTGTAACCACTTACAACGAAACCTCATATTCCACTCTGATTGCCAAGTTTGTCAATGACACAAAGCGTCAGGTTGAAGATGCTTTTAGCTGGAATGCACTTGGTCAAACAGTCACTATTAGTACTGTTGCTGGCACTTATCAGTATGGCTTAACTGGTGCTGGACAGAAGTTCCAAGTGATGGATGCCATCAATGCAACGAGCAATATTAGCCTGAAAAACACCACTTTTGTGGATATGAATCGTAAGCAGAACTTCTCTGTGATTATGACGGGCATCCCAAGTGAATATGTCTTTGATGGTGTAGACACAAGCTACAACACCAAAGTAACGCTGTATCCAAGGCCAGATGGTGTGTATAGCATCATGTTTGCTCTAACAATTCCACAGGCTCCATTGGCGGCAGATGGAACTGTCATTCTTGTTCCTGATGTGGTTGTTGCTCAAGGTGCGTATGCCAGGGCATTGGTTGAGCGTGGTGAAGATGGTGGACTGTCTTCATCAGAGGCATACACACTATTTCGATCCATGCTCTCTGACTACATTGCTTTAGAGGCAAATCGGTATCCAGAAAATCAGCAATTTGTATCAACATGAGCCAGCAAATCCAGACCTTTTCTGTATCGGCTCCAGGCTTCTTTGGACTCAATACACAAGACTCTCCGCTTGATTTAGCGGCTGGATACGCTGCGATTGCAACAAACTGCGTGATTGACCAATACGGGCGCATTGGCTCTCGTAAAGGCTTTTCAAGGGTTAACACATCCTCTGGCAACTTGGGAGCCAACAATGTTGGTGTTATCCATGAGTTGGTGCAGACTGATGGCACTTTGACTGTTCTGTTTGCTGGAAACAACAAGCTATTTAAACTCAGTGGCTCAAGTGTTGTTGAGTTGACCTATGGGGGTGGGGGTACTGCACCAACAATTACCGCAAGTAATTGGCAATGTGCCTCTTTGAATGGAATCACATATTTCTTCCAAACAGGTCATGATGCACTTGTTTATGATCCTGCTGTTAGCACCACCACATTCAAGCGTGTAAGCGAGAAAACTGGTTATGTGGCGACTGTTCCACAAGCCAATATTGCTATCTCTGCTTATGGTCGCTTGTGGGTGGCTAACACCACTGCTGACAATGTAACTGTCTACTTCTCTGACCTGTTAGCTGGTCATGTCTGGTCAACAGGAACATCTGGTACTTTGGATGTTTCCAGAGTTTGGCCTAATGGCTCAGATGAAATCACTGGATTGGCGGCTCACAATGGGTTCTTGTTGATCTTTGGCAAGCGTCAAATCTTGATTTATGCTGGTGCAACTACGCCATCAAGCATTACATTGAGTGATGCTGTGAGCAACATCGGTTGCATTGCTAGAGACTCCATTGCCAATACAGGCAGTGATGTGATTTTCCTGTCAAACAGTGGCATTCGCTCATTCCTGAGAACCATTCAAGAGAAGTCTGCGCCTTTGCGTGACTTGTCTAAGAATGTTCGCAATGACTTGATGACGATTGTGAATGCTGAGACATTGGCAAATATCAAGGCAGTCTATTCAGAGTCAAATGCTTTCTACCTGATTAACTTCCCAACTGCTACTCAGACCTACTGCTTTGACACCAAGGCGGCTTTGCAAGATGGTTCTTCACGGGTAACTGTGTGGGATTCCATCACTCCAACGGCTTTCCTTGCTAAACGCAATGGAGACTTGTTGATTGGCAAGAATGGTTATGTGGGCAAGTATGGCACTTACCTTGACCATGCAAGCACATACCGATTGCAGTATTTCACGACTTATGCTGACCTGGGACAGCCCAATGTCACATCTATTCTGAAGCGTATTTCTGTGGTGGTTATTGGTGGCTCAAACCAAGGCTTCATCATCAAGTGGGGATATGACTTCTCTGGTCAGTATTACTCAACCACATTGCAAATCCCTCAGTCAACTGTGTCTGAGTATGGAACTGCTGAATATGGAGCAAATGGCTCTCCTGTTGCCTACTACTCAGATGGTATTTCTTTGCAGACTTTGGTTGGTCAAACATCAGGTTCTGGCAAGACTGTGCAGACAGGTTATGAAGTGCAGATCAATGGGTATCCTGTGAGCATTCAAAAGATTGAGATACAAGCCAAGAATGGCAAACTGGTTTAAGGAAGAAACATGGCAAATTACACCAAAACCACCAACTTTGCGGCTAAAGATGCTTTGTCGCCAGGGAATGCAAGCAAGGTTGTCAAGGGAACTGAGATTGATACTGAGTTCACCAACATTTCCACTGCCATTTCAACTAAGGCAGATGGAACCTTCACAAACTTCAGCTTTGTTGAGAGTGGGTCTAATCTACTTATTCGTCACTCAGGAACAGATGTAATGAAGATTGACAGTTCTGGCAACCTGACTGTGTTGGGCAACATTGTGGCTAACGGCACTGTGTAATGAACGCAGTACAAAACAATCTCAATGTAACTTGCAAGTGCTTGCAGGTTCTTTTGGCATTGGGGGTGTGACATGACAGAACAAGAATTAAAAAATTATTATGTATACAACAAAACAACGGGTGAATTAGACCCATACCCGCAAGCGGCTGCTCAACCTGGATTTAATGTAAATGCCGAAGTTCTTTACGACCCTGCTGGAAATAGATATGTTGGCTCTGAGTTACAGGCTGCCATAAATGCAAATAGGGGTGGCGGTGGAGTATTTGGCTCTATTAGTAATGCTGTTACAAATGTATTTCAGCCTATTGAAAAGACGATTAGCACAAACCTTGCTCAACTAGACAAAGATTTAAGCCTTTCTCAGAATGCACCATTGATTGCGGCAATTGCATTGAGTGTTGCCGCCCCAGGCGTTGGTTCAGCTATTGGTCAACAGATGATAACTGCTGGACTGCTTCCAGCGGCAACATCTGCGGCTGTGGCTACGGCAGTTGGAACTGGTATAGCAAATGCCGCATTGCAGGTTGCACAAGGTAAATCTCCAGAAGAAGCGTTGAAAGCTGGTGTTATTGGCGCTGCTGGTGGCGCTGTTGGAAATTATCTTGGCGGTGATCCTGGTGCAGTAAAAAACTTTATTACCAGTACATCAACCAATCTTTTGGCAGGTAAAAATCCAGAAGATGCCGTTAAATCTGCAATTATCAATGCTGGTGCTGGTCTTGCTGGTGGCACTGCTGCTAGTGCAACTGGGTCTGCTGTTGCAGGACAAGTAGCTGCTGGAACTACTGCTGGTTTGCTTTCTGGTCAAACTGGTGAGCAAGCATTGATTCGTGGCGTTTCCAACATTAAAGTTGATTCACTTATTCCAGGCTCTGTTGCAACAGTTCCCACTGAAGCACAGGTTACTGCTGGTCAGACAGCCTTGCAAGATAGCTTGGCTCCATTCCTAAAAGATACAACTGCATCAGCATTTGACACAAAAGACATTATTAATGATGGTTCTGGATTTTCTGTATCGCAACCAGCGACACCAATAACCACTTCAACACCAACAACACCGATTACTGGAAATACTGGAGGAAATATGGCAACAGATTACACAGAAGACCCCTATGGGTATAGCGGAACCCCGTCTTACTTCAATTATGCTGAAGACCCGTATGGATACACAGGAACTCCTCCAACAGACTACACAGAAGACCCCTATGGGTATGCAGGTGGAACTGGTGGAAGTCAGGTTTCTGCAACTCCAGGCGATTTAAACGCTTTAAGTGGTTATGGAAATCTAACTATTGGGCAAGTTCAACGATTACTTGGCGGTGGAGGTGGTGCAGCGCCTAGAACTCAACAACCTACAACTCAAAGTTTTTTGCAAAGACTATTGGGTGGCGCTACTGGTCGGCAGCCATCATTGCAACTTGGTGGCGCAGCAGGTCAATTAGGTAACTTACTTGGCGGTGCTGTAAGTGGCGCTGGTGGCATTTTGGCTGGAGAAACTGCGGCTAAAGCTGCTGAAGAACAAGCCAGGATGATTTCTGGTGCAACTGGCCAAGCTGTTGGTGGCTCTCAGTTCAGGCCCATTGGAACAACCACAAGGTTTGGCACAAGCCAATTCCAAGTTGATCCTACAACTGGTCAATTGACAAGTGCTGGTTATCAGTTAACCCCAGAACTCAAGGCAATGCAAGATCGAGTTATGGCCTTAACTGGTCAAGGCTTGACTGAGGCAGAACAGGCGGCTGGTCGTTATGCTCCTTTAACTGCTGGCGCACAAGGCTTGTTTGGCTTGGGTCAACAGTACTTGGCTCAGTCTCCAGAGCAGGTTGCCGCTGACTACATGGCTAAACAACAGAACTTGTTGGCTCCTAGCCGTGAGCGTCAATTGGCTCAACTGCAAAATCAGTTGTTTCAAACAGGTCGTGGTGGTTTGTCTGTGGGCGCTACTGGTGCTCGTCCAAGTGGTGCGGCTGGTTTGGGTGCGTCATCTCCTGAGATGGAAGCCTACTACAACGCTTTGGCTCAACAGGATGCTCAATTGGCTGCTGGCGCACAGCAAGCTGGTCAACAACAAGTGCAGTTTGGTGCTGGCTTGATGGGTACTGGCGCTAATTTGCTTGGCGCTTATGGTCAGGGATTGACAGGTGCTTATGCACCATTCAGCACTGGTATTGGCGTAGGTTCATCACTTGAACAGCTTGGACAACAACCCTTGTCGTTGAGTCAACAGTTGGCTCAATTGAGTTCTACTGCTGGCGCAAGGGCTGGCGAACTTGGAGTTAGAGGAACCACTGCGGCATCTGTTGCTAGACTTCCTTCTATGCAATACAACCCATTGGCAAGAGCATTGGTTGGTGCTGGTGGAAACACTCAGTTTGGTGGCGCATTGGGTGAATTTGTTGGCGGTGCGTTGCCAGGACTGTTTGGCGCAGGAACCACAATAAATCCTTTGCGTACTGATGAATTTGGGAGGGTAGAACCACTAACACCTGAAGAACAACAAGCGCAAGATGAAATGATGCAAAACTATAACAACCAACTAGCTGCATATCGTGCCAAAGGTGGTCAAGGACTGTATATCCCTGGCGTTACAGGTTAATTTAAGGAGTAATCATGGCAACAGATATTGTTGGAAGTTTGTTTGGCGTTAGTCCTGAGATGTATCAGGAACAACGCAATCGTCAGGGGATGAAAGATGCTATTGCTATGGCACAACTTGACCCTATGCAGTATGCAAATGCCGCTATCCAAGCTGGTGCTGGTCGTGCCGCTGGTGGGTTTGCTGGTCTGATGGGTGTAGAAGACCCTCAGATGCGCTTGTATAGCATACGCAATGCCTTGGCAAAGCAAAATGACATAAGCACTCCAGAAGGTCTTGTTCAATATGGACAGGCTTTGCAACAGGCTGGAGATACTCAGGGCGCATTAGAAGCTGCAAATCTTGCTCGTAAGGCATCTAGTGAAGTTGCATTGGCTCAACAACGAGCCGCTGAAAAGATGACTCCTGAACAACGTAATGCAAGGGCTGAATCAGATTTAACTGACAGATTAGATCAATTAATTAAATTTCCTCAATCTCCAGAAAGAGATCGTGCAATCAACTTAGTTAAAAATCAATTAACAGCCCTTACAAGAGGTAAGCCAGAAAAAGTTTCTGATGTAATTCAAGTTGCTAGAGAACTTGGGGTGCTGACAGATGCTCTTGCAAAGACTCAAGAAGGCACAACTGAATACAACAGCATAAAAGCACAAATTAATAGACTTGAAAAATCAGAAAAAGTTCAGGCAACCTCTCCGCTTGGAAAACTTTTAAACGAAAGGTCTGCTCTTGATCCTGTAAAAGACAAAGAAGCATATGACCTTTACACTCAAAACATACAAAAAATTGGTTCTGCATCGGAATTGACTCAAGCAATTAATTCCATTGGTCTAGCACTTGGCCCTGCGTTTAAAAAAGAAGGTGAAGAAACTGGCAAGTATTCTGCCGCCGACTTCAATAAACTTGGTAGTGCAGTTGCCGCTGGAACATCTTCATTAAGAAACTTAGCAACCCTTGAGACAGCATTGCAAAACGCCTTTACGGGCAAGTTTGCGGAGGGCAAAGAAGGCGTTGTTACTTCTTTGTCTGCTCTTGGGATACCAATTGGAAGCGACTTAAAAGAAGCCGCATCAAATACCCAGCTAATTCAGGCAATGGGTGTTAGATATGTGTTTCCTTTGGTTAAAAACTTTCCTGGCTCACTTGCTGCCAAAGAATTGGATCGTTTGGAAAAAACAGCACCAAATGCAATACAGCAACCAGAAACAATTCAGCGTCTTGTTAATTTATTGCGAGTAGACCTTGCAGAAAACAAATATACATACGACAAGGCAAAAGAATATCGTGATAAAAATAAAACAACAATAGGATTTAGTGAAGCAGATCAGCGAATTGAATTCCAAACAAAGCTAAACAATTTGCAAGGACTTATTGCTACTGCAAGAAGAAATAAGCAAATGACTAAATCGCAATCAGAGCAAATACAACAACTTAAATCAGAATTGGGGCTTTAATATGGCTGGATTATTTGATGTATCAGACATCGCTGTTGTTGAAGATGAAAAAGCATTAGAGCAAAAGAAAACTGACAAAGAATTCTCAAAATCAGTTTTAAGCCCAGACTATCGTGCTCCAAGGGGTGCTCTTGGTGCTCAAGAAATTGGTGGCATGGCTGGTGCTATTGGTGGTGGAATATTGGGTGCTTTGGGCGGCCCTGCTGGTGCACTTGCTGGGAGTGTTGCAGGCGCTGGAGTTGGTGGCGCTGCTGGAGAGGCTTTTGAGCAAGTCATTAGGCAAGAAAAGCCTTCTGCATCTCTTATTGCTGCCGCTGGATTAGAAGAGGCCGCATGGGATTTAGGTGGAAATCTTGTTTTAAAAAGCGCTGGAAAGGTGCTTAGATTTGGCGCTGACAAACTTGGGTTCTCACAGAAAGATGCTCCAGATGCAAACAAGGCGGCAGAAAGATTTTTAAATGAACAAGGTTCATCATTGCCATTGTCGGCAAGAACTGGGTCAAATGTATTGTCAGTTTTAGATCGTCTTTCATACACGCCAGTTACTTATGGAATTTTTAATCAAAAACAAAAAGAGATAACTGAGGCATTGCAGTCTGGATCAAAAGACATTCTTGCATCTTTAGTAAAAAGCCCAGAGTTTGAGCAAGCATTGCGAAGCAATACATCATCTCAATATGCGTCAGGAGAAATATTACAAAACTTCATTAAGCAAGGTCAAGACTCTCTTGGAAAACTTGTTAAACCAGAATATGACAAAATATTTGCTGATAAAAAATCAACTATCTCTACCTTTGGATTAAATTCTTGGGCTGGTGCTCAACTTACTAAACCAGCATCGTTGACTGCTGGACAAAGAAGCATATTGAGTGAAATAAAAAGGTTGCCGCCAAATGTTGATATGCAATATATGCATGATATTCGATCAAGGTGGCTTGCTGAAAATCGTGATAAGTATGCATCTGCAACCGCAACAGAAAAAGACAGTAGAGCATCTAAAACAATTTCTACTTTAATTGAAAAAATTGACAGTGCAATGGACGCATCTGCCAAGTCAACTCTTAATCCAGAAACATATAAAAACTATTTAAAAGTTACAAACACATATAGAGATGGTGTACAAGGGTTGCAATCAGATGCAATTACTCAGGCGTTAACATTAAATCCAGAACAAGTTGGAGGATATTTATTTAAAACTGGAAATGAAACTCCAATAAAAGACCTGTATCAGTCTATTGCTGCGGCTGGAACTTTAGCTAAAAAACCTTCAAATCAAATCATAGATGCTTTGCGTTATGGTTATCTTGAGGCAATGGTTAATACCCCAGAAAATATGCTTAAATTTGCCAATGATTTAGAGCAAAACAAAGCCATGAAAAATACTTACGATAGGTTATTTTCAGGCACTCCACAAGACAATGCGATTAAAGCAATGAACAATGGTGCAAAACTTGGACTTGTTGATGTAAAAGGATTGCCTATTTCTACTTATCAAACTGTTAGGGCTGGCGCTGGTGTTTTGACTCCCGCAGCGGCTATTGCTTCTGGATATTACTTTGCCTTAACTCCAGAACAACAAAACAACATGAAAGATAACCTGGGAAGTGCTGCTATTGCCGCTGGAGGATTGATGTTATCTCAACGCAGTTTGGCAAAAGTTCTACAAGACCCAAAAGGGGCAAGAGCAATTACCTTCTTATCTACAGCAAAAGAAAAGTTAACATCTCCATCAGCATTTACAAAAATTGTTGTAGAGCCAATTGCTAATATTCTTGGAGCAGAATCTAACACTGATTTTTTAAAGCCTAGTGCTGGTGAATTTGATGTTAGCGACATACCTATTCGATAGGAGCGCAAAATTGATCCTCTCACCCTTCTGGCAATGGCAAATGGCTGTGTCGCAGCTATTCGCAAAGGCTGTGAACTCTATAAAGAGGTCAAGGGAACTGTTGCCGCAGCCCAAAAGACTGTTAAAGAGGTCACGGCTATTGCTGAAGAAGTGGGT